TCGCGCTTTCACTAGGCAAGATTACAGATGCAATCAAGAATCTGGGCGGAATGTCGATTAGCCAATTGGCAAAGGGCTTGATCAGTCTTGCCGCAGCGTTGGGCATTTTAGCGGCAGCCATGTACGCGATGTCGGGAGCTTTGGTAGGAGCTGCTGCGCTGACAGTAGCTGCAGCAGGATTGGCTCTGCTTGCACCGGCATTGGCAACTCTGGGAAAATTGTCTTGGGGGCAAGTTCTCAAAGGCTTGGTTGCATTGGCGGCGGCAATCGGTGTCCTAGCTGCAGCGGCAATTCTACTCCAACCAGCTATTCCGGCAATGTTGGGTTTCGGCGCGGCATTGGTCGTAATCGGGGCCGGTTTGGCTTTGGCCGGGGCAGGTATTGCTCTGATTGGCGTTGGTCTCAGCGCAATTGCCGTTTCTGGTACGAGCGCAGTCGGAATTCTGCTCAAAGCGCTCGAGGATCTTGTTAGTTCGTTGATCAAGATGGCCAAAGATCTGATTCTCGGCTTGTTGGAGATTGTAAAGGCGCTTGCCGATACAGCGCCAAAATTTGTCGATGCGCTGGTCAAGATTCTCGATAGTCTCCTGGACGCCGTTATCAAGTCCATGCCCAAGATTGTCCAAGCATTCCAAGCTATTTTGGATGCGGTATTGAAGCTTCTACATGACAATCAAGGTAAGATCATTCAAGCGGGCTTTGATCTCCTAATTGCGTTGTTGAAAGGTATCAAAGATAACATTTCTAGAGTTATAGATATGGTTGTAGATATTATTACGACCATTCTAAGATCGTTGGCAAACAATTTGAGTAAGATTCAGAGCGCAGGTCTTGATATTCTGGTCGGCTTTCTCAAGGGTATCGGCGACAATCTAAGTAGGGTAGTTACGGCAACGATTAGCATCGTAACTTCTTTCTTGACGACGATTGCTGAGAATATTGGTAAAGTAATTACTGCTGGTGTAAGCATTGTAACCAATTTCTTGCAGGGAATTGCCAATAATATCGGCAGAGTAGTTACGGCGGCAACAAATATTGTTACCGAGTTGATCAATACAATTTCCGATAACTACGGTAAGATAATCACTGCCGGTTTGGGTGCAGTAGTTCGTTTCGTATCTGGAATTACCGATGCTCTTGGACGAGTAATTACCGCTGCTGCAAATATCATTTCGACGCTTGTCAATGAGATTGCCGATGGGTTCGGGCGCATAGTCACAGCTGGTACGAATGCAGTTGTGAAATTCGTGTCGGGAATTACGGATAATTTCGACAAGATACTCGATGCCGGTACCAAAGCAGTTACTAAATTGATAGCAGGAATTACCGATTCAGCTCAAAGAATAATCAATGCCGGTATAAATTCTTTGACGCAGTTCTTGAATGGTCTTGCTGACGAGAAGAAGCTTACCGCATTGGCAGCGGCTGGTGTAAGAGCTGCGGGTGAATTTATTGATGCCGTTGTAACCGCTTCACTGGGTCTAGTGGACAAAGGCGCGGATGCCGTAGTTAAGTTTATTAACGGAGTCTCACAGGCAATCGACACGCATGATGAAGAAATGGGTAGAGCCGGTGCTCGACTTGCCGAATCTCTTGTTACAGGATTTTCGGGAGCAATTAGAGCCGGTGTCTCACAAGTAGTTTCAGATGCCAAAAATATGGCAACGAGTGCACTTGGTGGATTGGTTGACAAAATTAAACCCGGTTCACCGTCGAAGGTTACTTATCAATACGGTCTCTGGTTCGCGCAAGGATTTGCAAACGGTATCGCTGATGGTGCGGATGAAGCAGTTGCTTCTACTACCGATATGGCAAATAATGTAATTAAAGCGATCAATACTATACCGGATTTGATCGATACCGAACCTGTAATTACACCGATTCTTGATCTAACCGCTGTACGAGATGGTGCCACTCGACTAACTAGCATGATCAATGCCGTTCCTACTGTCGGCATGGTTTCTACCCGACAAGCATCAATTATTTCTTCTCAACAAGCTACGCAAACCGAGCAAACGGTAACTGCTCCAGGTGGAACTTCAGTTAAATTCGAACAGAATAATTACTCGCCGGAAGCGCTGAGTGAAATCGAGATTTATAGACAAACGAGGAATCAGTTGTCACAACTCAAGTCTGTACTCGCTCTAACCTAACGTCTATGGGCCCCCTTCGGGGGGCCTAAGGAGGTCTGAAGCTATGCTGACTGTAGTTAGAGCATATAGCTCATGGCGTTCAGCTCCTACAATGCTTTTGGATGATACTGGCAGAGCCGAAACAGACTTGATCCAGATTCGTAATATCGACGGACTTGATCCAGTTAAGGCTTCTATCAGTACGTCCTTATACGGATCCGTTGACGGAGCAGCTTATGTGGGAGGTAGCGTAGCAGCTCGAAATATCGTTCTGACTATACATCCGAACCCGAATTGGGACAATTGGTCGTTCGAAGCGCTACGCAGGCTTCTATATTCGTATTTCATGTCGAAAAGATCGGTGCGTTTGGTATTCGAAAGTGACGATATTCCTCCGGTGGAAATTTCCGGTATTGTCGAAGGTATCGAAGCCAATCCATTCAGTAAGGATCAAGAGTTCCAAGTTTCGATCGTTTGCCCGGATCCATATTTCGTCTCGCTTGAGCCAATCGTCCTTACGGGGCAATCAAATATGATAGATCCGGTAGTAGTCGATTACAATGGAACTATCGAAACTGGAATCAACGTCAAAGTTTCCCAAGTTTCAGGCGCAGCACCTACCGCAATCGAGGTTCAAATCGGAGATCCACAAGTTACCGATTTGGTTGTAGCTGCTGGCGTAGACGCTTCGACCTATTATGAGATGAACTCGGTCGCAATGCGAAAATATGTGCAGACAATCAATATCGGCAGTGGCGTGATCACAAACATCTTGCCTAAAGTACTAGAAGGTTCTACTTGGCCGCTTTTCCAACCGGGTGAGAACGAATTCTTCGTCATCACGGATCAAGGCGTACAGGATTGGCAACTTACCTATTATGAGCGATTTGGGGGATTGTAATGGAGGCATATACCCTGAATCGTAGTTTCCTCAAACAAGACGTGATCGATGGCTTCTTGTCGTTGATCTGGACCGAGCGATATTACGGTGATAGCGAAGTTGAACTGGTTGTTCCGGCAACATCGGACATGATTCATAAATTGACCGAAGGCACATTCCTACAAGTCGATGTCTCCGATCGCGTTATGATCCTCGAAACGGTGGATATTGAAGACAATAAGCTAAAAGTCTCTGGAATCTCACTTCTTAAATGGCTGGACAACCGTTTTATTCGTGTCTCGGCCGCACATGAAGATAGATATTGGTATATTTCCGGCGGCTCGGCTGGTTGGACATTATGGGCGATTATTTACTATATGTGCTGTCAAGGAAGTCCATATTTGGACGGAACCGTTGATATCGGAGTTACCAATCCGCAACAATTGGCAATTCCAGGCTTGGGATTAAAGGATTTCGATACATCCGGGCCAAATATCAATGTCGGCATTCCTTATGGACCTGTTTATAGCGCTATGCGTGAAATTGCCACTACCTACGAAGTTGGAATGGAAATTACGTTGGAAGCAGCCACTGAAACATCATATTTGCTTGGGTTTCGAAGTTATAAGGGACTTAATCGTACGAGTAATCAAACTGAAAATCCGGTTGTTCGATTTTCTCCACAAATGGATTCATTTACCAATATCAAAGAGCTTCGATCAATCGCTGCACTCAAAACCTTGGTATATGCGTTTGCGCCGCAAAATCCGGATGGGCTTGCGTCGACGCCTGGGGTTAGCAGTCTCTCAGGGCCGCAATATACAGGATTTGATTTGCGCGCTCTTTTGGTATTCGCAGATGATATTACAACCGACATGGTTGGTGGAAGTCAACAAAATCTCATCAATATTTTGAATAGTCGTGCTTATGACGCACTTACTTCGAATCGATTTTCCAAAGCTGTTGACGGGGAAATCGTTCCTAACAATCAATTTCAATATGGTGTTCATTATAATCTTGGCGATATTATCGAAGTACAGGGAAATAGTGGCGCAGTTCAAACTTCCCGAATAACCGAGTATATTCGCGCTCAAGATGAGAGTGGAGAAAGAGGATATCCTACCGTAGCTATGCTCAGTTAGGAGGGAAACTGATAGTGAGCTTCTTAATTTTCTTCTGCGGTATATGGGTAGGATTTCTAATTGGTTTCGTTGCTAGGTCATGGCTATATGCAAAATTTAAAGAAACTAGCGGCACGATTGTCGTCAATAGAAATGGTCTTACGGAAAAGACGGTATATTCTCTTGTCCTTGATGATTATCCCGAGAAGCTTGAGTTCAAAAAGTTAGTAATCTTCAAAGTAGATGTCTCCGATTCTAATCGCGAATGAAACATTGCTTATAATGAAACCTACTGAAGGAGCCTAATGTTTAGGACGAGAGGACTAACTTTGGTCGAACGTCTATTGGACAGAACGCTTCGTGAATTGAACAATCATCCGATTGGTTCTGACGAATATGTAAGGACGATGGATGCGGTGATCAAGCTGCACAAACTGCGGGAAGAAGAAAAACCGAAGTCTGTGAGCAAAGACACACTGCTGATCGTCAGTGCAAATCTGCTCGGAATCCTCCTGATTCTTCAATACGAGCATCTGCATCCAATCACGACAAAAGCCATGAGTTTTGTGCTCAAGCCGAGATAGAGAGCCCGTCAGGAAGTTGAATATAAGGGCCCTGAAATATGGGCCTTTATATTTTTCTTTTCGTAATTTGAACATAGATTTATTTTTTTTGAATCTAAAAAAATCCCCGGGGGGAAAATTTACCGTAAAGCCGCAGATATTACGTCGTAAACAATAAACTCGCAGAAAATACATATTGTATAATGAAACCCTATTTAAGGAGATAAAAATGTCCAAGTTGCATAGCGTGTCGAACTTCGCCGTTCGGAACCGTGGTGCGATTGCCCGTGTCGTAGTCACCTACGTCGTGGTCACCGTCGCCGCGAATCTGATCGAAGACAAGTTCTTCGCCAACAACTAGCCAGATCCCTTGACTAGAAAACTAGAACCCACCCTCGGGTTTTAGTTTTTTTTCTCCTTTGAAAGGTA